GTTTTGTCCCATCCCCTGGTAAGAACTTTGTACATCCCAAGTTCTTCACTATCAATTCACAGCTCTTTTCAGCAGGCCAACGAATGGCCCTACCTGAGAAGATTCCTTTCTTTAACACCGGACTGCTCTATGGGCAGTCGAAGGTCGGTGCGAGAGAGGACGAGGCTTCGAAGCCTGTGTATCTGCTCCACAATCCGTGTGTGGCAGGTGCGCTTAACCCTAAAAGGGCTTCGTCGCGATTCTTGGCAATCAATCGGTGGGACCTCGAGCAGGTCTCTCAACACCGAGGTGTGCAACTCAACTACTTTGTTGCACCGGAGCTCGGAGGTCTAGGTTTAAATCCCCCTCCAGGCTCTGTGATTACTTCGAATCCGGATCATAGAACTAAGCCATCTACAGTATTTGTTGGATCGTTACAGCGCAAGTTGGCGCAGTACCTCTACGATCGCTGGACTGTAGATTACACAACACCCCCGGCTGGGCCAGTCGGTATGCCAAAGCGTACCAATGACTTATCCCTTTTGGAAATGTGTGAGACCACTACCCTTAACCCGGATGAACTCTTGAAGTTATCCCAGATTGAGGAAGAGTACGGTCTATCACCCTTAGGTGCCTCAGTTGCATCACCAAAATGGCGATACCCACCGGTCGAGAAGAGAACCGTCCGTCGTCTTGTTGAGACGTCAGCATTCATCATCCCTGGAGTACAACCCGTACTGCCTGAGGTTGGTGGACCAAAGAATTCTAAGCTTAACGAGCTGTCTGACAAGGACATGCTCAAGCTCTCATACACCTGGCAGATGCCGGCGTGGAGGCCTGTGATTCACACAGAAGCTAAGATCTCTGCTGCGTCCGCGTGTAGGAAGCGTTTCCTCGAAGTGAAGTCTTCACTCGAGGATCTGTGCATACCTGAATATCTCTGTCTTGGTCGTTAGACCCACACTTCTGTGTGACAGATGACATCAGAGCCAGAACTAACATTCCTCACGATCGATTCATCAGTTCGAACAACGGCTATGTACAACTATCAGGTTGTAAGAGCCGCAGACTAATCATCTGAAAAGGGTGCTGCGCCAAGGTCTCCGGACCGTAACAAGCAGCTACACTAGGGGGAGGAAGAACCTCTTCCCTATGATGTGTATTGGGGTCATCAAGTTTAAAGCTTCCAAAGCGGGTATAGTTACCGCGCTAAGAAGGTAGCACTATTAGGACGTACAGGAGAAACCTGGTTCAGCTGTGATGCTGATACGTACTGAAGATGCGCACTTCGGAATGCCTACAGACTGCACGGGGCGGCCTGGGACTTCGGTCTCTCGCTACTTAATAATGAACAGTCGGCTTCGTTCGAGGCGGATCCCATGAATCGAAACAAGAAAGGTCAGGTTGCACCACAAGCAACCAAGAAGGCTAATAAGCCCCAGAAGCAGGTGTCCGCTGCCTCCGC